GATGGTATTATTCAAAGTTACTTCCAATTCTAATGATAGATACCAACGTTATATTGGAAGGTGATTGCATCCAATCTCTGAAATCATTACCGGAAGGTATTGTAAATACGTGCATAACTTCGCCACCTTATTACGCTCTTCGTGATTATGGTGCGGATGGACAAATTGGATTGGAAAAAACACCTGAAGAATATGTCCAAAAGTTGGTAGAAGTATTCAGAGAAGTAAAACGTGTTCTTCGTGATGATGGGACTCTTTGGTTGAATTTAGGTGATAGTTACGTCGGCGGGAAAGGATCAAGTGGGCAAGGTTCGTCTGAATATCAGTCGATACGGGCTTCCGATGGTGTATCTATAAATCAACACTATCATAACATAGGTGGTAAAGGTGAAGTCCGCCCAACCGATAATATGGCTGTCATGCGAAAGTTGCGTCTAAAACCAAAAGACCTTATTGGAATTCCGTGGATGGTTGCATTTGCTCTTCGTAATGACGGGTGGTATCTTCGTCAGGATATTATTTGGCACAAACCAAATCCTATGCCTGAATCTGTATCGGATAGATGTACAAAATCTCACGAGTATATTTTCCTTCTTTCCAAGTCAAAGACATATTACTATGATGCGGAAAGTATAAAGGAACCGGTCAAACAAGATTGGGGAACAAGAGATAGAACAAACGGAAAGTATCACAATACCGGAACTGGCTTGAATCCACATACTGGATTACAAAAGTCATATGAGAAGGCAAACAAACGTTCTGTTTGGTCTATCACAACAAAACCATTTCACGGAGCACACTTTGCAACTTTCCCACCTGATTTGATTGAACCTTGTGTTATTGCAGGTTCACCTGAAGGTGGAATTGTATTAGACCCATTCTTCGGGTCAGGAACAACTGGTTTGGTCGCAATGAGAAATAATAGAAAATATCTTGGATGTGAACTAAATTCTGAGTATATTAGTATTGCGAATGAAAGATTGAAGCCAGTAGAAACAGAAATCAAAAACAAAGAAATTACAGAATCTCTTATTCAGAATTATTTTCAATTCTAACAAATAAATTTAGACAGGAGTAAATATGGAAAAGTCAAGGTTGATGAACTTCATTAGTAAGTATCACCTAAACGGTTTGGTTCAATCGGTTGCTTGGAACTCTAATGGTTCTCTTTCAACTCGGTTTATCTCTGACGATAAGTCGGTGGTAGGAGAAGTTCAGATGAACACATTCAACGGAACAAAGTCAAAGCTCGGTGTTTACAATACCGACCTTCTTGTAAAGTTGCTCGGTGTTCTTGGTAATGACATCAATTTCAATGTCAATCTTGCACAAGACAAGGCATTCTCACTTACACTTGACGATAACTCAACAACGGTAAACTATATGTTGGCTGACATGGCAGTTATTCCACCAACGCCAGAGTTGAAGCAACTTCCTCCGTTCCAACTTACAATCAAGTTAACAAAGGAATTCATTGATAAGTTTATCCGTGCTAAGGGAGCTCTTCCTGAAATTGAACACTTTACTCTTGTCAAGAATCAAAAGTTGAATAAGTATCAAGTTGTTCTTGGTCATTCTAATCTAAACTCAAATCGTATCTCTCTTGATATTGATTGTGAAGTTAGTGAAGACATTGAACCGATTTCATTCTCAGCAAAGTATTTCCGTGAGATTCTTGCGGCAAACAAGGACTTGAATGGTGGAACACTCGCGGTATCATCAGAAGGTCTTGCTAAGGCAGAGTTTGAAATTGATGGATTTGAATCACGATATTTCTTGGTTCGTTTGGAGAACAACTAATATATTTATGAGTATAGTTCGTGTCCTCCTCTCTCGTCCTTTGAGACGGTAATGGGGCCGAACATTCTTCCCAAAAGGGAGTTCGGCCGGGCTCCCTTTTACTTTTGATTCATATTTATATGATATATCATGGAGAACAAAATGAAATTGTCAAGTAGAAGAGAGCTTCTGAAAGAATCACAACTAACACTCAAATCAATCAAGGAGTCCTTGAATGAAGGACTAATCTCGGTAAAGGGTAAAATGATTGAAGAGCCAGAACAATATGTTGTCAGATGCCACACGGTAAATGATTCTCTAAAAAAACAAACGTATTATGCCAATAATATGAAAGTTGGTTATTATATGGCTGGTGAAGGTACTAATACTTTTGGTACTGATGACATAAACAAAGCAACCGTTCATACAACTGAGGACTCCCCTAATAAATATACGAGTGGAAAACCGCGCAGATTCTTATGGGGTCAATTGGCAAAAGATTTTTTACCTGGCGATTTCTTTGAACCAGTTCCTGTTGATGTAAAAATCACAAGAACCATAACGATAAAAAAATAAGATAATACAAAGGGAACTTCGGTTCCCTTTTTCATTTGGAAATGTCCCAAAAATTTCGTATATTGTATTCATCTGATAACAATAAGGTTTCAAAATGTTCAATCCCCAACACACCCTCTATGTGGAAAAGTATCGTCCACAATCACTTGACACGTATATTGGAAACGAAACAATCAAGGAAACGTTCAAGCGATACCTACAATCAGGTGATGTACCACACCTTCTTCTTTATGGTGATGCCGGTAGTGGTAAGACAACACTTGCAAAGATTGTAGCCAATACAGTTTCAAAAGACAATTACATTTACATAAATGCTTCCGATGAGAACTCCATTGATACCGTCCGAGACAAAATCAAGCAGTTCGCATCGTCAATCGGTTTCGGTGGTTTGAAGATTATCATTCTCGATGAGTCCGATTACCTTACTCCTAATGCACAAGCGGCTCTCCGTAATATCATGGAGACGTTTAGCAAAACAACACGATTCATCCTAACGTGTAATTATGTGGACAAGATTATTGACCCGATTCAATCTCGGTGTCAAATCTTCAACATCGTTCCCCCATCCAAGAAAGATGTTGCAGTTCACACGATGGGAATCCTTGAATCGGAAGGTGTGGAGTTCTCAAAGGAAGATTTAGCACAAATTATCAACATGACTTATCCTGATATTCGTCGTGTCCTGAATACAGTTCAACGTTGTATTCTTGATGGTAAGATGCAACTTGATAAGTCAACTCTTGTTCAAAATAACTTTTACTCAACCATTGTTGATATTCTAAAGTCAAGTAAGAACAAGAAAGAAAAGTACACAGAGATTCGTCAGATTCTTGCTGACAACTCAATCCGTGATTACAATCCACTCTTCCGTTATCTTTATGATAATGTAGAACAATTTGCGAATGGGTTTGTATCAACTGCGATTCTTATTATCGCGGAATCACAATACAAAGATGCAATGGTAGTAGACCATGAAATTAATGCGATGGCAATGTTTATTCAACTTATTATGGAAATAGATCAAAGGAAATAATATGAGCAATATATTTGATATTGGCGGTGGAGAACAACAACCACAACGTGTAAATGTAAATCTCAACGAAGCACAAGATATTACTTGTGATAAGTGTGACGGTCATTTCTTTCATTCAGTAACCTTCTTCAAGAAGATTTCAGCTCTCATGTCTCCAACTGGTAAGGAAGCAATCGTTCCACTTGAAACGTATGCTTGTCTTGAGTGTGGAAATATCAATCCTGAATTTTTACCAACAGGGTATGGTCAGAATGGCTAAGACCTTGTTTGATTTGATAAAGGGTGTGACCAAAGATAAAATCAAATGGGAAGCCCTTGCCGAAGAAGACCAAAAGGTGTGGAATAACTTTATCATCACCCGTTGGTTTTCTATGGAAATGGAACTAACGGATGCCGTGAACGACTTTCAAAAGTATAGTAACGGCATCCTTACTTCCAAAGATTACTACAAGTTACTTCACGATATTCTACCAAAGACAACATTCTATCTGAAATACACAAAGAAAAAGAAAAAGATAGATATAGATTCGCAGTTTGTAGATTTATTCTGTCAACATTATCAACTTGGCAAAAAAGTAATTTTTGAGTATATTAGAGACCTTGTAAGAATAAATCCAAACGAACTTATTTCTGTTTTGGAATCTTATGGAACCAAGAAAGAAGACGTAGAAAAATTCAAGAAACAACTAAAGACATTACAATGAGGAACAAGATGGCAATAAAAGAAATTGACTTGGGTAGACAAGAAGACCCAATCGTTCGTGAGATGGAAGAAAAATATCCTGCAATGACTGATGAGTTTAAGAAGATTCAAAGAGACCAATATGTTTTATTCTGCCGTAAACAAAAGAACTACGGTCCGGATAACATTTCATTAGGAACAACTCTTGAAAGAGAACAAGACCGTAAGTTATCACTTCAAGGTTTGTTCTTCCGTCTCAATGACAAAATCAATCGGTACAAGCAAATGATTATGTTTGGTTCTGCCGATGCCGTCGGTGAATCACTCGAAGATACATTCAAAGATATTTCAGTTTACGGTATCATTGCACAACTCGTTCAAAACGGGAAGTGGGGTAAGTAATGTCCTCTTCACGAATTTCCTTCTCACAATACCAAATGTGGAAGGGATGCCCTCATCGTTGGAAACTGAATTATATCGATAAGGTTTCCGTTCCTTCTCCATCAATCGCACTTGTGTTTGGAACTGCAATGCACGAAGTTCTTCAGATGTATGTGGAAATGTTGTATCGTTCTACTGTTGAAGAAGCAAATGCACTTCCACTCGAAGACCTCCTAAAAGAAAAGATGGGTGTGGAGTATAAGAAGATGTTGACTGAAAACAATGATGAACACTTTTCGCACCGTGATGAAATGCAAGAACACCTAATGGATGGTATTGAAATTATCCGTTGGTTCAAGGCACACCGTGAAGAGTTCTTTATGAAGAAGGGTTGGGAACTTGTTGGTATTGAAAAGCCAATCAACATCATTCCTG